ACACAGAAAGAAGAAGTCATGGTTAAGACCCAATGTCATATATTCGGGTCATATCGTGAGAATACAAAGCTATCCCCTGAATATGTGGCAGACTTAGAAAGTATTATTGACCCACGCAAAAGACGCGCATGGCTCTTAGGCTCATGGGATAATGCTGTGGATGGAGGTATGTTTGAGGATGTGTGGGATTCCGATACTCATATCATCCCACCATTTGATATCCCAAGTAGTTGGAAAATAGACCGTTCATTTGACTGGGGGAGCAGTAGTCCTTTCTCTGTGAATTGGTGGGCTGAGTCTAATGGTGAAGATATCACATTGCGTAATGGTAAAACTCGTTCAACTGTGAGAGGGGATTTATTTCTTATTGGTGAATATTATGGTTGTGAAGAAGGAAATGTTAATAAAGGATTAAAGATGCTTGCTCATGATGTAGCTACAGAGATTGTAAAACGTGAACTCATGATGGGTATTCATGATAGATGTAAAGGTGGAGCAGCAGATAACTCTATTTGGAATATGGAGAATGGCAATTCCATTGCACGGTCAATGAATCAACCTATTGTGATTGGGGATAAAGTCTACCAAGGTGTGACCTGGGAACGCTCCGATAAATCACGAGGTAGTCGTGTTCATGGCTGGGAATCGGTGAAGCAATTTCTACAGAACTCAAAAACAACACCTGACAAACCTTATCGTGAAAAAGCGGGGTTATTTATATTTAATACCAATAAATATTTTATTGAAATATTCCCGACCACAGTTCGCGATACAAAGAACCCTGATGATGTAGAAACCCATTCATGTGACCATATACAGGATGCAGTGAGATATCGAGTATTAGCAACTAAGTTAGGCTCTAAGTCTGGTAAGACTAAGGGATTGACATAGGGGTAATTTATCAAACACCTAAACACCATCTATCAACAATTAAAATCAAGTGCTACTAGGAGAGGTATTCCCTTTAGATTAACCAAACTACAATTATATGGATTGGATTACCCTACCGTGTGTCCCATATTAGGTATCCCCCTCAAATGGAATAAAGGTAAAGCCTATGATAACTCCTATAGCTTTGATAGAATTGATAATAATGGTGCGTATGAAATAGGGAATATTGTTGTGGTATCTAATCGTGCTAATAGGCTTAAGGGTAATGCAACGGTTGAAGAATTAGTTAAGATTGCGGAGTTCTATAAAAATATTGACAATTTAAAATAAGGCATTATAATTAATCATAACACGGCTCTGAGTCACGAGAGTTCTTTAAGTTTATCGTACTGACTGATGGAAAGACATCGCTATGAATAAAACAATATGGTTTTGTCACGATGATAACGTGCGCTAAGAGAGCTTAATCAACTACACCATGTTGTTTTATTGATAGTACGCGCATAGCGCACCGGTAATGGCACGACGCTCAGAAATAGGAGACTTGGGATTGGCTGAAAGTATGCCAACAAATACTGAGATTACTATCAAATTTCCTTAGCCTATCGGGAATTAAATAAGATAGGAGCGCATCGAACCAGCTTATGCGTAGTAAGTGGACTGGTGACAGCTGGAAAGACAGCAACTATCAAATCCCCTCAAATATCTAATCAAATCCTTGACAAAACCCACTAACTTGTGGTAATGTGTTCTTTTCTAACCACCTTATACTAACCTAAAGGTAAAATAATAATGGCTTTAAAAGAATTCTTACAAGAAGTTAAGTCGCTAAATAGCGATGCTGGTATTCAATTGACCAATGCGGATACCCGCACTGTGATTGATAATGTGTTCAAAGCATTAACTGCTCAGACATCAATTCGTATTCCAAATTTTGGTGCATTCAAATTGAAAACTCGCGCTGCTCGTGCTGCAAGAGTAGGTCGTAACCCTTCTACAGGTGAAGCATTGAATATCGCAGCTAAACCAGCGACACAATTTCTCGCATTCAAGCAAGCTAAGTAATAAAACTATAGTGAGGACGTAATGGCAGAAGATTTAGAAAATAGAATCGCGGAATTAGAAGGAATCATTAAACGTCTATCTGCGGTAGAAGTCAAGAAACCCTCACTGTGGGATAAAGTAAAATATAAATTATCCGAACAAGGAACTCAACGAGGACTTATGTTATTAATTCCTATGTTGCTGATTTCTTGGTTTGGTATTGAAAAAGATACAGCCGTTGAAATTGTCACAGGTGTGATTGCTTTAGCTTCTGCTCATGACATAGTTACTGAAGGATAAAAATTTATGAGTATTAGTTCTACACATCCACTTTATGATGAAGCAATTCCCGATTACACTTTAATGCGGGATTGTTATAAAGGCGAGAAACAGGTTAAAAGTAAAAGTGAGACGTATCTACCTCCAACGGGCGGTCAAACACTTGATGGTATGGGTATTGGTCAAGATGGGCGCACTGCATATAACGCTTATAAGCAACGAGCTGTCTACCACAACTTTGTACATGATGCTGTTGAATCTTATTTAGGTCTTCTCCACTATAAACCCACTCAAATATCACTTCCTCCAGAAATGGAATTTTTGCGCGATAAAGCAAGTATTAATGGTGATAATATTGACCATTTATTGCGGAGGATTCATGCGCAACAATTTATTACTGGGCGTGTTGGCTTATTGCTTGACATTGATACTAGTGGCTCTGGCAACCCATATATTGCTATATACGATGCAGAGCATATTACTAATTGGGATGAAGGCTCTGATAATGTCGGGTTCAATGCTCTAAATCTTGTGGTACTAGATGAGTCCACATGGGTAAGACGCGACTTCTCATGGTTTGAAGAATTTAGATATCGTGTTCTTTCATTAGGTGATTTAGTTCTTAATGAAGAAGATTACACAACAAGCGAATACTCACAAGCTGTTGTGATTATGGGTGAAAATGGGGTCATGATTGACCGTGCGCTATACACACCTAAGTATCGTGGTCAAACATTAAATGAAATTCCATTTGTATTTATCAATACAAAAGATATTGCCGCTAAACCTGATATCCCACCATTACTCGGATTAGCTAATCTATCGATTGCAATCTATCGTGCTGAAGCGGATTATCGTCATACACTCTATATGCAAGGTCAAGATACACTTGTGGTAGTAGGTGGCTCTAATGACCAAGACCAAGCGACTCGTGTGGGTGCAGGTGCTAAAATTGATGTAGATATGGGCGGTGATGCCAAGTTCATTGGTGTGTCTTCTTCTGGTCTTGCTGAGATGCGTCAAGCTCTACAAAACGACAAAGAAGCCGCTGTGACTAAAGCTGGTCAGTTAATGAACAGCAATAGCAAACAAGAGTCAGGTGACGCACTTAAGATTCGTATGGCGGCTCAAACAGCAAGTTTGAATCAAGTAGCTGTGACTGCGGCATATGGATTAGAGCAATTGCTTAAAAAGTTAGCACGTTGGATGAATGTGGATGAAACTCAAGTTAAGGTTATCCCGAATTTACAATTCGCGGATAAGAATATGACTGGTCAAGACTTTGCGCAACTTGTGGCTGCAAAACAAACTGGTTTACTTCCTATCTCGGATGCAGCGTTACATGAAATCTTAAAATCTCAAAATCTAACTAAAATGGATTATGAGCAAGAACGCAAACAAATAGATAGTGAAGATTTAGCTCCACCAATCCAAGTTCAACCTGTTAAACAACCGACCACTACTGTGACAGTAAATGGTCAAGAAGACGATATGACTGACAATGGTGTTAGTCCAACACAAGGCTAATGTTAGCCGAACCTTAGAGGATTTTTAAAGATGGCTTTAAAATACGAATTAACGAGTTTAGACGAAATTGATGCATCACTTCATGATTTATATACATCTGTTGATGATGGTTCAAAATATGTACTTGATGTTGAAGGTGTGAAACCTTTAACTGAATTCAATACTGTGTATTCTGCTCTGCAAAAAGAGCGTAATGATGCAAAGACAATCAAGCAGAAATTGTCTTTATTTGGTGAACTAGAACCAGAATCTGTGCAACAACAATTGGCACGAATTAAAGAATTAGAAGCCGCGTCTGAAGGTAAAATTGATGATGCCAAATTAGAACAAATGGTTGCCGCTCGATTAAATGCGAAGCTACAACCTGTGATTAGTGAGAAAGAGCTATTGCTCTCTAAAACAAAAGAATATGAAGAACAATTAAATCGTTATCAAACGATTGAGCGTCAGCGTAGAATGAACGATGAGTTTACAAGTAAAATCAGAGCCGCTAAAATTGATTCACGTTTTGAAGAAACTGTGATGCTTAAAGCGGAAAGATTGTTTGTGGAAACTGATGATGGTAAGTTCTTGACCAAAGACGATTACCTTCCATTTGAAGCGTGGTTAGCACAGCAACAGCAAGTGACAGCATTCTGGTGGGGTGAATCTCAAGGTGGAGGTTCTAAAGGCTCTGGTGGTACTACACGAGTCGATAATCCATTTGCGTCAGGTAATATGACTGAGCAAGCAAAACTCATGTCTGAAAATCCAGCCTTAGCACAACAATTAGCTAAAGCCGCAGGTAGTAAATTAGTTTTTTAAAATATGCTTGACAGGTCTTAGGATGTATGAAATAATCAGCCATAGTTTATTTTTTGTGGCAATAAAATTTAAATTTTTCATCTCGTAGGTTCTCCTCTTGGTTTCTAGCATGAACCTCTCCATCATGCTAGGAATCTCTTAAACGATTTAAGTTAGATTGTTTAATAGATTCTTTGTTCATTTTGTGTTTCTCCTCTCTGCTTACCTCTACCCTAGTGGATTATCTTCTAGGGTATTTTTTTATCAAAACTCTTGACAATTAAGCATTTTTAGTGTAACTTACCATTATAAATCTACATGGGTAGGTTAACAGAATATAATAATTTCACACATGGGTGCAGAAATGAAATACACTAAAAACATTATTCAAAAGGATTATTTACAATGGCAACAGCTACACAACTTTCGGCATTAGTCGTACCTCAGTTATTCACACAGTACACACAACTTGCAACTGAAGCAAAATCAAAATTGATTCAATCTGGTGCAATTGCTCGTAGTGCTTATTTAGACGATTTCTTAGTTGGCGGTGGTAACATTGTTACTATGCCTTTCTACAAAGATTTAACTCGTGTTAATTCTAACGTATCTAGCGATGACGATTCAGTATTGTCAACAGCAAAAGCATTCGCAGCGGCATCTATCGTACAACACAGATTAAGCCGTAACCAATCTTGGACTTCAGTTGATTTAGCGGCTGATATTACAGGTGCTGACCCATTAGCAAACATCGTAAACCGTGTGTCTAACTACTGGGCATGGGATTTGCAATCACACGTTGTGGCTACTTTACAAGGTGTATTTGCTGATAACGCAGCTGCTCCTACTGGCACAGAACACGTTCAAAACGACATGACTGTTGATGTTAAAGGTGCATCTTTCACTGCTGGTGTGACTAACTTCACTGCTGATGCATTGATTGATACTTTAGCAACTATGGGTGATTCTTTCGGCAACTTAAGCACATTACTTGTTCACTCAATCGTTTATGCTCGTATGCTTAAAAATGACTTGATTGACTTCATTCCTGATTCACAAGGTAAATTGACTATCCCAACATTCATGGGTCTTCAAGTCGTGTATGACGATATGGTTCCACGTTCTGCTGGTGTATTTGAAACATATGTACTTGGTCAAGGTGCAATTGAATTAGGTATGGGTACTCCTAAAACACCAACTGAAGTATTCCGTAACCCATCTGCGGGTAACGGTTCAGGTGTTGAAACATTGTACAGCCGTACAGAATGGGTTGTTGCGCCTACTGGTACTTCTTATGTTGGTACTGCTACAGGTGGTGGTGCATCAGTTACTACTTTACAAGCGGCTGGTTCATGGCAACGTGCTTACCCAGAACGTAAACAAATTCCTATCGCACGTTTAATTACACGCGAATATTAAGATTGTTTAAATCTAGGTGTGGGGGAACAACTCACACCTAGTTTCATATTAAAGATATAGGAATAAGAAAATGGCTGTTGATTTATTAAGCGTATTAAAGAGCTTAGACCCATTTGATGAAACAGTATGGACTGATGACGGTTTACCTGCACTTGATGCTGTGAAAGCATTGGTTGGGAATCCAGAGTTAACTCGTGAAGATATCAACAAAGTAGCATTAGGTTTACTTCGTGATAACGTAGCGACATACACTGCTCCACCAAAAGCGTCTAAAAAACAAAAAGAAGTTGTTGAAGAAATCGTACCTGAAGCACCTCTAGCGGTAGCTGTTATTCCTGCTGATGACCAAGATGCATTACAAGTTGAACTTCAAGCAGCACACGATGAACTTCAAGGTTTGCTTGCACAAAAACAAGCTATTGAAGAGATCGGA